CCATTATTATAAAACGTATTGTTATAGATTCTTGAATGGGATGAACTGCCTACCCCCGGTTGTCCACCATAAACCCCAAGTCCGTGTTGAGAATTATCATATACGGCGTTCTTACGGATTATCTGATATGGAGAGTTTGCCTGCATTCCGTGAATGGCAGCGCCGTGAACCCGGTTGCCCTCAAAGACCAGATATGCTCTTGCGTCGCTACCGCCGCTATGGGCCGCGTCCGCAACCCGATAGATAGGATTGTAAAGGTCGTTATTGCGAATGATGTTGTGATGTCCGAAATTGTTAATGCAGTCATGCCCAACATCCATTATTGAGCAACCTTCCACGAGATTATAACTTCCCTCGATCCAAACATCCCCGAGATTATAACAACCGGCATGAGCTACCATACAGTTTAGAAGTTTATTATGGTTCCCTAAGATGCGGACGCCGCCGTCAACATTAGCCGTTCCATTAATCAGGGGACAATTCCGGATAATATTGTAGTCGCCTTCGTTCCAAACAAACCACCATTGCGGGAGTGAATTGTCTCTTGGAGAACCATCTACCGCAATTCCATCGATAATAAAATAATTTCTGCCGACGGAAAATCGGAATACTCCATATCCTTGGTTCGTTCCTTTTAGTGTGGGATTATGGCCGGGATAATTCTTATAGGTAATGGGGTTCGCGGCGGAACCGGAATGTGATGGAAAAATCCGGTCATTATATGTCCCGTTCATAAGATGGGCGACATCCCCGGCAACAAGGGTCGCATTGGCCTTGCTGATTGTTTTCCAGGGATGCGCGATGCTCCCGCCATCGGCATCATTGCCGAATGCGGGGTCGATATAGAATTCAGCCATTGTTATCAGTAATCATATTTCCCCAATTTCTCCTTCAGCCATTGGAAAACCAGAACGGCAATTTTCTTGATGCTGTCGGCAAAAAGTGTTCCAATCACAACCCCGAGAATTAATTTAAACATCGTTTCTCCTTTTTTAAGATCTACCGTTTTGTTTAGTTGTACCAAATAACAAGAAAGATTTTCTTCGTGGCATTGAGTCTATTCTTGATCTGCAACGGTTCCTGGGCAGCCCCCGTTCCGATATCCAGTTTATCGTCGGTATCGGCATTGGCCACGACGTTCGTTGAATTATTCACGAGCGTCACGTCTCCGTCATTGTCGATCCAGAAATCAGACCGCTCTTCATTATTCCCGGCGGCGATGAATCCGCGAGCTGAACTCGTGATGGAGAATGGAAGCGTAAGGATGGCATCGTCGGCAAGGTCCGTATAATAGCGATACTCATTGACCGTCCCGCCTCCGCATTCAAGCGAAACTATCCCCCCGGCCTCGCCTATCCAATGCGGCGCCGCGTGACCGCCGATGCCGCCCGCGTCGGCTGAATAAGCGGCGAAACTATCCGTCACTACCCCCGGAACCGCCACGTTGAGCAATCTAATGGGATAACTCGTAATCGTCCCGGCTGTCCCTGCCTGTATTTTAAACCGCTCGGCAAGTATCTGTAATACTGTTCCGCTAGCCCCAACCGTACCTGTCTTGAATATGATATCGCCTGATGCGGCATCTCCGGTGGCCCTTCCGCCGGCAAGGATGATGTCGGCGGCGGCAATATTCGTTCCGACGCCCCCCGATGCATTTATGGTAACGTCTAGGGGCGTTGCGTTGACAATACCATTGCCGAGATAAATGTCATCTATGTACCCGCCGGAATCCCCGCCGATAACGCATTGGTGCGCCGTCCAGACCTTCGCCCCGTATCCGAGAGCGATGGAATAGCTTGTCGATGGGCCAACTGCAGTAAGGCTTGCATCCGGCGTGGAGTCGGCATAGATGACCGTCGAATTGTCACCGATGGTGGCAACAAAATAGTATGGCAGGTAAAGCGAACCCCCGACCTTAGAGCGATAGAGTTTTCTAGCCGTGCATAATCTCGGGCCGGTATAGGTTGGAATTGACGCTACGTTTATGATTAGGTTCCCGGCCGTGGTCGTGATGACAGAGGCCGACGCCGCCCCGAGCATCGTTTCCTTACCGTCCAAAACAAAGGAAGTTCGGTAACGATAATTGCCTATCTCAAGGCCCGCTCCAGCCGCCTTTGCTCCCGTCGGTCCCGTGGCCGGGGGAACGAAGTTCACAACATCCCAACCTGAATAAGACCCGATATAGATTGAACCTTTCTCGGTTGTGAAGTATGGGGTCCCGGAAACGGCAATTATCTTTAGGGCATTCCGTCCCACGGCGATAACGTCGCCCTGGTTATATCCGTATCTTCCCGTATCGTTCCCGGCAAAATACCCCAAAAAGCATAACCCGTCTGCCGGGGTGTCTTGGTTTGCCCCGGAATAAGCGCCGACCGAAGTGCAATAATTCAGTCCGGCCGTTCCACCGGAAACATCAACGGTTCCGCCGCCATATAAAACCTCGTCGCCGATTCCGACGTTTGCCGTTCCATATAGCATTTCATAGAATGAATAGGAACCGATTGATATAATTCGACTGTCATTGTCAACGAGATCATCAATATAATGATAGAGTGCATTATATCCGATGGCTACAATATCGCCCCAATTATCGCTCGTCGGGGTGAATGAATAAAGCGCACTACTGCCAAGGACGATATTATTGCAAGCCCCATCATCCTGGCCCGTCGTGTCAATGTTATGTCCGGCGAGGTCTCCTATAAAAATGTTTTGTTGCAAATATCCCTTGGCCCCCCCCAAAACATCATACCCAAGGCCGATAACGGTATTGATTCCCAAAAGAGTGGCAGCAACGCCGCTGGCGGCGTATGGACCGATGATTACGGAATCCCAGATACCGTCCTCGGTACTCGTATTGTACCAGTCCCTTATGTTATATCCGGCCTGGGAACCGATGATGACATTATCTTCCCAGTATCCGGCGGCAAGCGGAGCCGCCTCATCTCCGATGATGACGCTATTGGTCATCGCCGCCGGATCGCCGCCCGTCCCGGAACAGACGCCCTCCCCGAACAGGGTATTTGTATTGCCCGAATATAGGACGGTCTCCGTCTCCAGCGTCGCGCCCTTGCCGATGCGAAAGGCATCATCGGCGTCGCTGTCGTCCACGCCCATCGTATATTTGACGACAGGCGTCGCTCCAAGCACGAACTGAATGAGGGGATCACGCTCGGCATCGGAGGCATTAATAATCCGGAATATGGGACCTGCCGTAGAATCTTGTAGGGTCAGCGTTCCATCAAGGTATCGGATATAGTCATTTCCCGAAAACGCCGTCCCTGATTCTATCTTGAATGAATCGGCGTCGCTGTCGTCCACGCCCATCGTATATTTGACGACAGGCGTCGCCCCAACCGCGAACTGAATGACCGTATCGACCTCGGCATCCGTCAGATTGCGGATTGTGAGGAGCGGCAAGGTCGGCGATACCGTGATATACGAATTGAACTCCAGCCCGGTCTCGGCGGCGTTCACGCTCGGGAGTTCCCCTGTCGCGCCCGCATAGGTCGATGGGGTATCGGTGAGATCAATGAAAGTTTCGGTAACCGGCGGGATGATAATATGCTGGGTGATCCCCGCACCGGAGAGCGCCCGCTCCAGTTTGCGCCGGAGGATCTCCACCTCATTTCGCGTTGCGACTTTTTCGCCGATGCTCATGCCATATCCTTAATATGTTTGCGTATCCAGAACGGCGACGATCTCCGTCGATGCCGTTGCCGGCTTCTTCGTGATCTTGATAATCCTGAACAGAACCCCGCTTATCGCCCCACCTGCGTATGCCGCCCGCGTGCGCGTAATCTTCACCCTGTTGCGGCCGGGATTCAGGTCAAGCCCATAGCCTCGCACCTCGAACGTGATCTCAAGCGGCGGCGTCTCATACATTGAGAGATAGGCGGCGGCCAACCATGCCGCACCGGCGGATGCTTTCAAGTATGATTCAACTTCAAGCGTTTCCTCTATGCCGTAAACAAATCGTGCCACATCCGAGTCGGCTTCGCTAACCTTGAACTCATCATTGTCCGGATTCTCGTCATACTTAATCTTGATGATATTTTTGATTGCCGAGAAATCATGCCGCATTGAGAAAGACAGAAAATGCTCATCAAAGAAATGGGGCGGCGTGACTCCAAGCGGATCACTATTCGCATAGATCGTCGGTGCATATGTCCCATCCTGAAGCGGAACGAGCTTGAAAAGAAGCGAAGCCTCCAACTTGCCGACGATCTCTCCGAATGTCATGTCATAGTCAATATAGGTCGCTATTGCCTGCCTTCGGTTCGTCTTGAAATCGAGCAGGGCCGCCGCATCAAGGATGGAAAGCGATTTGCCGATCCGGTTTACGACGAGGTCTTCGAGCATGTCGGCCCCGATGACAACCGCCCCAACCCAGGTCCCGCCCGTATCGGCCGTCTCACCCTCGTCGGCATGGACAAGAGTATACGTGAAATGGAGGATGTCCGGGACAGCCTTCACCGTGAATGTCCCATCGTAGGTCGCATCGGCCATTCCGCTGATCACGACGTTACTGCCGACGATCAATCCGTGAACGGCGCCGGTCCCGATAGTGGCTATGTTGCCGGATACGGCTCGATGGGCGGTCGCTCCCGTTATTGTCGCGCCCTCAATATCGCAAAGGAGGTTAGATGACATATCGCCGCGCAAGGGAAAAAGAAAAGGGTCGGCATAGTTCTCGGCCGAAGCATCAAGAGAGGTAGAGCCGATCTGTACCAACGGCGGTCCGAGATCCGATGCAATAGAGACGCGGATATACCCGGCCGTCCAGACACCGCCCGACGGAGCCTTAATATACCAAACCTGTATCCTCGTACAGTAGAAGGCAGTTCCACCCGTTTTGAACGATTGCCCGAGTTGGGCGGTAGCTGCGGTATCCTTAAACTCCTGAGTCTCATTGGGCCAAATATGCCTAGAGTTATTAACCTGTATCGTCTCCGGTCCGTCGAGGGTTTCCCTGCCCCATACCCAGAACCGGAGGTCATGCGCCGCGTCTGCCGTCCAAGTATTAGCGCCGGAATCGAATGTCCATATACTTCCATCACCGTATCCACATACCGCCGCATCATATCGTTTGAGATGTAGGTGCTTTGCAGCATCCACGGAGCAATCGGCATCGAGAACGAAATAATAGGTCGTGCCGGATTCAAGAAAGGGCGTCTCTTTATCAAGAGTAAATTCGGCGATAGCGAGGTCGGGCGTATAATCGCCGGGATCCAGCGTTTCCGTATCTGTCCGAACCTCGTCAAGCGAATGAATGGCGTGATCCGCTATCTTGTAAATGTGGTCAACCGTATCAATGCAGACGGGAACAACATCGTGAAGGTCGCCATAAGCGATGGGGATCGGTGCGCCGTCGGCCCGTTCCTCAAGGTTCGGATAATTCGGCGCAACGCCCGCCGCCCATTTATATCGAGTCTTAGGCAGTTTGATATTGAGCATGATTATTCCTGGAACCGCCGCGGATCTTCCGTATCGAATACGACCGTCCCATCCGTCCATGTCCATCCGCCCGTATAACCGTCGAATAGTTTGATATAATCTGCATAAGCATCGCCGCTGTACCCGAATCTGATGACCATGCGTTTGCCCTCATAGACATAATCAGCAAGTCGGGAGTCCCAGTAACCACCGGGATTTAATGCAACTACAGAACCGAAACTCTGTGCGATTCCACCTTCCGAGAACTGTGTCGCCTCGAAGGAAAGATCGGTAATAGAAGACGGGTCGAGGAGCGGGCGATAAGGATGACTTATGGTATCAACCAATAGATCCACGAGATCAACCTGGCGGTCGGCCAGTCGTTCCCAGAAATAGGAATTGATATAGAACAAGCCGCTTCCTACACCCGGGTCTGCCGCCGTTGATGTGTGGACATAAAGTCGGGCCTGCGCCGCATCCCAATACCAGGATTTAGCCGTTGAATTACATGTTGTAAGATCGGCAACGTCCGGAGTATAGGTCACGAAAAGGCCCGTTGATTTCAGACATTCGCGGACCCGGGACGGCTTACCCTCGGGGTGTGCTATATAATAACAGTTCGTATAAGTGACAAGGACATGAGTCCATGTCTCACCCTCAAGCCTCCTGGCCGGCTCAATTTGCGCAAGCCAGACGAGATCTTGAGTCGTGAGCGCCGGATTGAAGGTCATCAGCGGGCCTCCTCGATGGAGAAGTCCATGTCATAGGCAAACCCCACGCCCGTCGGATCATAGAACAGGAAATTGAAATTGAACGGACTGGTGTTCCGGGCATAACGCGTCGATGCGGAATCATAGACATTCTCGACAATGAAATATGGGTTTGAGAATCCCACCTCTGCAAAGATCGTCTCAAATGTATCCTTGTCCGATTCCGGGATGAAGGTGAATTGATAGGTCCATGCCTTATAATGCGTCCGAGCGGCAACCGAAAGTTGACCGCCGACGGAAATCCCAATCTCGGAGGGATCGGTAATCTGCATGGAATAAGACGACACATCATAAGTCGGCGAGAAGTAATCGCCCAAGAAAATGCGGCCGACCTTGATATAATGATCCGTACTGGCGGGTTCGGTAATGGTGATCTTCCAATATTGGTGATTGGCTGCGGTCCAGAAAAAAGTCATAGTCTCGGCGACCGACATGTGGATTTCGTCTATTGTTTCATAGGCCGTCGATGCTCCGGCCTGAATGCGGATGGATGCACCCGTCGTGAAATTGTGGCCTTTGATGACGAGGGCCTTAATGACGGGGGATGCCGCTCCGACGTTAATGGTAATCCATTCAATCGTATCGCCTATCGAGCGCCATGCGAAGGTCGGCCATTGGTTCTGGATGTTCTCGACGGGATAATCCGTCGCCTCGGTCGATGCATCGAGCGTCGCATCGTCGAAAAGGTTATTCCATAAAAAACGGGTGTGCTGTAGTGACATTGTGTTATCCCCCTACTGCGCCCGTAGGCACGTGGAAATCATTATGGTCAAACATCCGTTGTAGAATAGGTCTTGCGTCCCGTCTCAAGAATGTTTCTATTCCGGCGCGGTCAATGGCATTGACGTTGAACGTGAGATTAACGGAACGACTACGACCGCTCGCGGCCGGGGCCGCATCCGCCCGATAATCCCGAAGCGGCATGATGATCTCGGGCTCATGCTCGGCAATGCGGGCAAGTCGCGGAGTCCATGCAATGCCGCCCTCGGCGTATCCGCCCCGGCGGGGGAACCTGCCTCTACCGCCGCCCGCGTCATCGTCGCCGAACAATTTGGAAAGATCAGGAAGGGTCGCTTTAATCTTTATCTTCCAGTCGACCTTAGAAATCTTTTTACCAAGTTTTTCAATTTCGCCCCAGATATCGTCAAGGGTATCTATAACCGGATTACCCATGGCCTTTTGAGAATTATCCCCCACTTTCTTCATTGCATCCGTTGTCTTACGGAAAGCATCGGGAATCTCTTTTTCAAGTTCCCCTTGAATTCCCTTGAGGGATGTTTTGACCGGGACGCCCATGTTCTTCTCGGCTCCCGCACCTACCTTCTTCATCGTATCCAACCCCTTCAATAAATCCGGGGTCAGTTCGCCCATAATAACTTGACCGATGCCGCCGACGGTTTTCTTGAAAGGAACCCCCAATAAAGTTTCAGCACCGTCTCCGAATTTTTTCAGCGCACTTTCCGTGGTTGTAACCGCTGCGGCAAGTGTATTCGTAATAGTTTGCCCGATGCCCACAAAAACCGTTCCAATTTCCGCTCCATATCCATTACCAACCGCTCCAATTTCCGCTCCATACTCATCACCGCCCCCGCGAGGGTTCCCGCGACCGCCCCCACCCTTGCCGCCCCCGCCACCATCCCCATCCACCCAATCCCAAGCTTTTCTTGCACGCTCTCCCGCATCTTCCCAACTATTGCCGGCGGCATCGCCCTCATCCGAAAAATCTTCGGCAATTCCATAGACCTTGCAAAAAAGCTTATACATTTTATCGAGAGTCGTGTTGACGTCGCCCATTAATGTGTTAACGGAACTTAACGTGTCGCCTATATCAACCTTATCTTTAACAAGTCCCGCTTTCTTTGCCTGCTCAATAAGCGCTAATGTGTTTTCATCCAGGGTAATGCCGTAAGCCTTGGAATAGTCATATATCTCTTGGAGTGTCGGCGCCATTGCGCGGAGCGCATCTTCGGAAGACATACCGGCCTTCTGGAGTTTGGCATAATAATCGCCGGCATTGGTTGCAATGGCCTTGAGGGCTTCGGCAGTCATAAATCCCGAATTTCCCAGAGCCTCAAGGATGGTCTTATTGGCCTGGATGGAGTCGAAAAGTTTTTTATTTTTATCCGCGATGCCCGCGAGATCGAGTAATTTCTTGAGGGCCGGATCCGCCGCAAGTCCAAGTTCCTTATATTTGTCCCGGAGCGCAGCCAACGGTTCCTTCATGGCCCGGAGTGCATCAAAGAACGACATGCCCGAGGCAGTCATTGCATTGAAAGATGTTAATGCGATCGTCCCGAGATTCTTTACGGCTGTCGCGCTCTTGCCGACACCGGCTATCAACGCTGAAAGGGCATTGGGAATAGTGCTTAATTGTTCCTGTTGATATGCCTGGAGGGCCTTGGATTCTTTTCCGGCTTCGCGCATCTGTTTGATAAGATCGATAAAAGCCTTACTGCCCTCTGCGCCAAATTCTTTTGCGGTGCTTATCAGTGTTTCCCAAACGCTATTGAGTGATTGACCTTCTTTGAAAATACCCTTCATGCCGTCCCTAACGGCTTGGAGGGCCGTATCCATCTCTATGCCAAAGCCCGATCCTATCGCGGGACCGGTTGGAATAGCGGGACCGGTTGGAACCCGGAGCATCGACGATGATATGATATTTCCGATAATTTTCCCGGCCTTGCGGGCTTCCTCTATCATGTGATCGAAATAGGCATCGACTTCTCTGTTTTCTTTCTGCGCATCGAACCAGTCGATCGCGGAAGTGATGAAGTAAGCGGCAGTGAAAGCCGCGCCTATCGAGATCGCCAGACCAGCGAGTCCCGCTCCGGCTTCCTTCGCACCCGTTGTGATGCTCGAAAAAAAGTCCTTAAATTTCTTCGTCAGAATGCCGCCGATGTATGTACTTACGGCATTAACTATGCCCTGCAGGAGTGAATTGAAAAAGTTTTTGAAATTCAATCCATCCTTGATGATGGTGGCGAATGCCTCGCCGAAAGCCTTGGCCATCCCATCGGCAACTGAGTTTGAGAGAGGCGCGATTTCGCCTATTTTTTTCATACTTATACCGAAACAGGCATTCACGTCCGAGACTATATTCCATAGTTTAGTTCTGAATTCAGATGCGGTAATCCCCATCTGCCTTGCCAGTGCATTGAGTACCCGATTAAAAGCAGAAGCCGCTCCGCCGGCCTCATCAAAAGAGGCGGGAGCCGCCGCCATGATCAGCGACATGTCCCGGGCCGCCGGGATGAATGTATTTGTCAGTTCACCGGCAAATCCCTGCATCACGTCGCGGACAAATTCAGCCCCGCGACCCAGGGGGATGATTGTTTCGGTCAATGTTCGGGTCTCGGTACTCGCGCCATAAAGACTTTCTTTCAGGGACGTGATCTTATCTTCAAGCACCTTGATAGATCCGGGCGTCCGCTCAACCGAGGTCTTCAAGAGCTTGAGCGCTGCCTCGGCATTCGCCAGTTCCGCCGTGAGTTCGGTCTTAGTCTTGACGCCGAGTGCCTTGAGCGTATCCCCAAGTGCGCTGGCTCCGCCCGACATGTCTTTTGTCAGACCCAGCCATGCAACACCTTTGTCGATCCAGGAAAGGATGGTTTCCTTATTGGCCGCGAGAATGGCGTCCGTTGCCTTGACCGAAGCGCTCCATTCGTTCCAGACCTTCGGCCCCTGTTCCATCGTCTGCTGGATGGCATCCATCGTCGGCTTGAGAACTTGGAGTGAAGCGGCGAATGCTACGGCCTCAGCCTTGGCCGCCGCCATTCTTTGATCCATGTCGGTCTTGAATGGCCGGGTCATCCATGAGCCGCTTATGATGTCATTGGCTTCCTTGACGGCCTGCGCCCAGGTCCGGATTGTATCGGTCATCGCCCCAATAACAGCCGTAACCTTTTCTATAATCGTATCGCCGGGCGCGATGGCTATCAGTAGGGCAATGATGCCAGCAGTTGCCAGGCCAACGGGAGATATAAGTGCCGTAAAACCGCCTTGAAGCAACGTGAGTGCCGCCTTGAGCGGAACGATATTTTTCAGGATTGTTGCAAGGCCAATGATGGTGGGTCCAAGAATGCTCAAGAATGCACCTACGCCAAGAGCAACTTTACTCAACCCACTCACCAATCCAGGGTGTTCTTTTGCCCAGGCCGTGACATTGGCAATGACCCCAGCAATCTTTGTTGCCAAATCGGTCAGCATCGGGATTAGTGCATTGCCGATAGTCCTGGTCAAACCCCCCGTTGCAGCTTGCATTTCAACCAGGGCATCATTAAAGGCGTCTCCCGCTTTCGCCTCTTCGAGGGTAACGATCCCGAACTTTTTCATTCGGTCGATATTTTCTTCGAGTCCCTTGCGCCCGAGATTAAGCATGGGGATGAGGTCCATTCCCGATTTACCGAAAAGCTTCATGGCAAGTGCGTTCTTCTCGGCACCATCTGCCATCGAGGCAAATCTGTCAGCAACATCAAGCATGACCTGATCGAGCGGTCGGAGTTTCCCGACATCATCCGTCGCCGAGACGCCGACGGCGATAAAGGTCTCCTTGGCTTCTTTGCCACCGGACGCGGCTTCGAACATGACGCGGGACAAGCCTTTCATGCCCGTCGCAAATCCCTCTATGGAGGTTCCGCTCTTGTCGGCCGCGAGCTTAAAGGACGACAATGTTTCTACGGCGATACCTGTCCTCTGGCTTAGGTCATAGAACTTGTCGCCGAGGTTCGCGGTCTTGGCAATGATGAGGCCCATACTGGCGGTGATGGCGGCACCGGCGATACTTAATGTCTTGCCGATACTCTGGAATCTATCGCCGACCTTGACCATCGCCTTCTCGGCGGCAGACATGTTCCGCTCGAAGTCGTCGATTTTTGCGCCGATCTTAATCCAGATATTTCCGATCTCGCCCATATTAACCCTCAGTCAAATTCCGGACAGACTCATCCTTGAGTTTTTCCCAGAATTTTGACTTGTGAATTTTTGCCGTTTCCATTGCCTGTCGTTTCCTATGTTCGATATCAGCCGGCGGCGGCCCCGGCTTAACCTTGTCGTCATCCTCAAACCGGATTAGGTCTTTGGCTCTTACCGGCCTTCGAACGCTCTTCCCGGAGATGTTCATGGTCTCAGCTGCCAAGAATGCGAATCGCCGCCACATCTCCTTCTCACGCACAAACTCGCGCTCGCCTACGGCATCAGCCATGAGGCAGAGTTCTCCCGGCGTCAAATCAAAGAATTCCCAGGGTTTGAGACCTAGGGCGTAGGCTGTTCTTTCGCTTGCTCTGAGGAAGCCGGGTCCGTCGAGGGGCTTGTCTCCGTCACCGGCTTTTCGGCGTTTTTTAGTTCTCCGCCGGACTTGAAGGACAGCGCCAAAGCTTTGAGGACGGCATTAGTAATTTCATCAAGTTTGCTGAATTCGATGAGATCCCCGGCATCTTCGATGGTCAACATTTCGTCCTCGTGGATAAGTCCTGCCCAAAGGATTGCCCGGATGGTTTTGAGCATCTCCGGTCCCCCGGCGGTAGTTATCGTGGTCTGCGCGTTCATGATATCGACCCCGAGTTTCTCGACCAGCGTATTAAGCGCATTAAACCCGAGGTAGACATGCCGTGGCTTACCATCAAGCAGGGTAATCGGAACGGACCTTGCTTCTACGTGCGGTTTCATAAAATCTCCTTACGAAAAGATTAAAAAGTGGGGGGCATCCCCGCGGACGCCCCCCGAGGGAGAAAGGAGGAAGGAAGAAAAAAGGAGGAATTTCAGCTTACGGAAGGTGTGAGTGCACCCCTGCCCTTGAGTGATCCGGAAATGGTCAACGCTTCTTCGGCCGGACCTTCGTAGTCCATCGACTCCAGAACAGCACTGCCTATGAAGGTCGCGCCGTCGGGCATCGTGATGATAATGTCCAAGTCAGCTGGGATGCCGGTGAGGAAGTGGGCCTGGAGAGCACGCTTGGCAACATCATTATAGATGTACATGCCGTTAAAATCGATAGACCATTCCTTGCGGCCCTGGAGGAATTCGCCCCAATTGTCTGAGTCCTTCGATGTTACGTCAATCGAGGCCCCCGCGAAATGCAGGGCAAAGGACTGGTTCTCCGCCATCAGGTCGCCCTCTATAGAGAGGGTCATGAGTTTGCCGGTTACAGCGGCTGTAGTCATAATAAACTCCTTTGAAGTTTTTGTTTTTATTTCCCCGTTCCGCGTGAGAAAAGATTCGCGGTTCCGGGTAAGATGAACAGACTAAATTAAGTCTGTGATATGTTTTTTAATTAAGCCCCGATTCAACTCGGAGCCATAATGAATCGGAATCTCATAACGCCATGCCTTACGAGATGCGTCGGCACGGAATCATCAATGAAGAGTTCCGACATATCGAGGAATGCGATGAACGGCGCAAAATATCCGAGCACGGCAAGGTCCGTTCCGAGGACGGCCTGGACGATATTGTCCATATACTGGGAGGCTTGCTTATCGCCTTTGGTCGCGCTCCAGACATGGACGGTGATGGTATTGTCTTCAACCTGCGTGTCTTTTGTCGTGAATGATATGGACCGGATGCCTATCGGAGAACCGAAGGATACATACGGCATGACGGCACTTTTGGGAACGTAGTCATAGATCGTATAAGTGCTGGTTAAAGCATGGGTCGTGAGCCGGGTATAGATCGACTGCATTAACGGCTGGAATCCGAGCCTTCGTGTTGCCATATCGAACTCCTAAAACTGGTTGACCACCGATCCCAGTCCATGCTTTTGTAAAAAATATGCCATCGGAGTTGTCCTACGGTACTGGTTATATTCCGTATCCGGGCTTGTGATGAGATGGAATGCCTCGGCATCAAGACAGATGGCCGCCCTCCATGACGTTTTCTTTAACTCCAGAAAAAAGTCTATGTGTTCATATTCGATTTTTATCCGGTTATCCCACATCACGTCCTTGAAGATTTTGCATTTGGCAAGGAAGATGTTCGGAACCTGATCGGCCAAGACATACTTAATGTCGCCGGCCGTCGCATGGACTTCGCGGGGAGCCGGGATTCTGGCGAGTAGTTTGCCCCGCATTTCAAATCGTAGCCCCTTGGCATAGTTCTCTCCGGCAAAGAATGCACCTTTTTCATATTTAAGCGTCGCTGCAACTAACCCGATATGCTCATCCGAATCGAGCACTTCTTTCATGTGTTTGATCGATTCAGGGTCCCTGATGACAACGTCGTCATCCGATATTAGAACATAATCTTCCTTGGCCTGTTTTATGATCGCATTCCGTCCTAGGGAAATCCCCGAATTGAATGGAAGGGAGATGATCACGTGTCCGCTCTTTTTGAGTTTCGCATAGGCCAGCGCTCTCTCGTCATCCTGCGGTCCATCGTCGGCAATGTAGAAGCGATAGGGTAGGCCGGACTTGGCGAGCGTTGCCCGATACGTTTCGAGCGTCTTGAATAATGTCTCACTCCTCATGAACGTCTTGATCCCGACGGCAAGTTTATTTTCGCGGGCGGCAATAACGGCCTTCATGTCATTATCAATTATCCGTTGCCGGATTTCGGTCGTCGAAATACCCTGCGTATAAGGTAGATAAACCAATTTGCCGCCGTGCTTCCGGACATATGCCTCGCCGGGACATTGGTCCCAATCATCGCCGTGAACGAGATAATGAGGTTGAATGCCTGCCGCCTCAAGGTCGGCCGTCGAATTCCTGTCGTTCTGCATAATGGTTTTATCGACGCATTTCAAGGCTTCGACAATCCTCCGCCTAGCCTCGAATGGGATGATCGGCTGGGACTTGTAATCCGATGCGGCCTTATCGGTCAGAACGCCGACAATGAGTTTCGTCCCAAGCGCCTTGGCCCGTTCAAGGATAGCCAGGTGTCCCTCATGGAAGAGGTCCCAGACGCCGCCGATGAATACGGCTTTCGCGCCCCGCTTGAAATAGTTTCGGTCAATGGCCCGGCAGTCATTCCAATATCGATAGGCTCGTTGCCGTTGCCGCCAGTTCGATCCATAGCGCTCCAGAAGATATCGTTCCGGCGGGTTCGGGAGGAAGCATGGAAGGCCATGGAACGTGACCGGCTTCAGGTCTTTGAAGAGATGGGCCGAGAAAACATGCGGGAGAAATTCCAAATCGACGTCACGCCCGCCTTTCTTATTCGGCCCGAATGCGCCGTGCCACCAAAAATCGCCGTCATCATAAAAAAAGAAAAGATCGACCTTGACGCCGTTCTTCCGGAAACTTAATTCCGTTTTTTTCTTGCCGTAAATCCACGCCCGCAAGAACTCAAACCCGGCCGCTATCATGTCGGCCTGGAGTTTATCCCAGAGTGCCGGTTCCTTCGGGTGAAGTCCGATGTCGATATCCGGATCATGTGGGATGAACCCCTGTTCCCGTACCGCCCCGAGGCACGTCCCGGCCTCCAGCCACCAGATACACTTGTTGGCGGTTAGGACATCTATGATGAGTCCGAGGTTATCACCCTTGAGATCAACCGGTTTCCCATCTCCCATCGCTTCGTAAGAAAGGGGCGATTCCGGATTGTAATCGCTGTTGACGTATTTGAGTCCCCATTTCTCGCCGAATAATTTCCACCCCACCGGACGGCATCGGTATTTCTTGTAATCGTCCGTTCCTTCCGGAAGGTGTTGCAACGATACGTCTCGGGTATAGGCGACACGCCATTTCATTTTTTGCTGGAGCCCCAGGAAGAAATCCTCGTGTTCCAGCGCCGTCTTAAATGCCTTATCCCATGGGTTATCGAACCATACCTGGCGACGCATCAGGAAGATATTGAGGATAAGATCGAAACTCATGGTAAACTGAACGCCGGATGCCGTCTTCCGCCATACCGGAGAATCAATTTTCTCTATGAAATGCGTCGTGCCTTCACTATAAATCTTGCCTTCATAGTGCTGCTCTCGGCCATCCTTGAGGAACATTAGGCAGCCACAGAGTCCGGCCGTTGGTTCATCGTCTAGGACCGCCCGGAGTTTTTCAACTTTCGTCTCGTCGGTGAATACCGTGTCGTCTTCGATAATCATCAGGTATTCGTATTCCGGCGGGATAAGCTTCAGCGTTTCGTTCCGGACGCCGCTCACGCCGAGATCGAACGGAAGTTGGAAATGCGTGCATTCGGCAGCCTTCAGAAATTCCGTCTTTTTATCATCCGGATTCCCGTTGTCGCCCACGAAGATCGGGATATCGGGATAAAACTTCCTGATGCTTTCGACGCAACGCATAAGGAGTGCGTCCCGCATGAACGTCGTTATGATGATCGCGGTTCGATCAAGTCCCGGTGTCGGTTCCGTCATTCCCTAATATCTCCCTCACGAGTGGTTGTGCAAAAACCCGCACTTTATTCTCTATGTGTTCCCGGAGTGTATAGCCATCCAGGTTCGGCTGCGGCTTATCCGTGTTTTCGCGGAATCTTGTCCCATACCAATGATGGTATAGGGTCGCTTTATCCCCGATCCATATTTCATCTCCGATACAATCGGGATAAACCTTCGTTCCCTTTTCAAGCCGATTGACTTTATATCCGAGGTCAAGTATCTGCCAATAAATACGTTGCGCCGTATCCGTGGAGCGCGGGTCCAGTTCCGGCCGATAGGCGAAGGATAGGTAGTGCTCACGGATAAACCGCCGTTCAAAGAAAAACAGGGGCGGGTGGAGCGGCTTGTGCGCCGGACCGACACAACCGATGAGTCGCGTCAATCGGTCGGCTCCATAGAGCGCGATGAGATCGGTGTCCCACCCAACACGCTGAACATGGGTATCGATATCAAGGATGCAGACATACCACCCGACGGCCGCATCGACCAGTTGATCCATCGCCCGGCCGTGTCCGAGATTTCCTTGATTCTCGATAAGCCGGACATCGGGTTGTTGCCTCAACCAATCGAGGTTCCGCTTAAGCGATCCGTTATCGGCAATGATAATTTCATACGTTTTCGGAGTCGTGAACTTCCGGACGCTTTTCACGAGAAGTTCGGCCCATTCCGGGGAATCGACATTGGCGGCGGCGATGGTTAGGCGCATCGAAGCCTTGCCAACTCTTCCCGAATCCGAACCCTGAGCATTCTGCCCTTTTTCGTTTCTGCATTTTCCGGTTCAAGCCACGCTTGGGCGTGCCCCCAATGATGAAACGATGACAAGATATGGGGCGTCAATTCCCGATGGATATATCCTTTAGGGTTATCATGCCGCATCTTGCACCAAAGGACGCAGCCGGGATCGAAGATTACCTTGTCGGGTTTGAAATCTACTGCATATCTGCCCCATGTCGCCTGCGTGCACAGGAAAAGTGGATTATGCTCGGGCGGATAAAGATGGGAGCATTCTGTCCGCCACGGCTCATCTTCGCGCCGCAATTCGTCAATCGACCAATCGACAGCCATGCCGTCCCGATAGGCCGTCATGTTTAGGAGCGCGAACCATGGCAAGAATTGTCCCGGCATATATCCCCGGCTACAATATCCGAACTTGTCTTTTTCGATTGCAACGATGAGGACATGGGGATCGGCGGCCAATCCCAGGAGGCCCGACAGCCAGCCGGGGCGGAGCACCTGGATGTCATTATCCATGAGGACGGCGAAGTCGGCGTCCGAACCGTTGACGAGGGCGTTCAGCCCGACCCCGTGGCCCCGATGTGCATTCCCTAGAAGGATACGGTTGATCAGGCCAACATCTTGCGCCCGCGTGAGATAGATGAGTTCGCCCGGATTCGCTGAGGCGTCATCATAGACAATGACGCGGTGCGGCTCCGGCGTGAGCCGGGCGATGCTCTCGATGCACAACTCCAAGGCTTCGCGGCCATCAAAATTCGGGATTAGAATATCAACCGGCTTCATTTGTCGCAATCAATAAACGGGTCGATAATTCTAAACCCCTCGGAATATTTCGGATCCTTAAACCCGATCAATGTCACTTCTCCAAATCCTGCCTGCCATCCCGTCAATACCTTCGGGGAATGGCCCAGAAACACCGAGTGCTCATAAAGGAATTGGTGAATATATAATCCGAGCGATTCCAGGTGATCAAATACCACCTTGGACTTGAGACTGTGGAATTGGCCGTCGGGTGCAACAGCCAGTTCGTGTGGATTATTAAGCGCCGATCCCCACGAGATTACCAACATCCCGTCGCCCCGCATGAGGTCAACCATTTTGGCGAGGCTCTGTTTCCAGTACGGATCATGCTCCAACATCGAGGCCGAGGCGACCGTGTTAAAGCATGACGCCGGATATTGAAACTCATGCGTCAAGCTGACAACATCAACATCTTTTCCAGGACGCCAATCGACACCGATATAGTTTTTACAATGGAAATAATCGCGGATGGACCCGTTGATATTGGCTGCCCCGAACTCGATCACAACGGCCGGGTCGTTAAAATAGCACGGATATCGCTGACTCGTCTGCCTCCAGAAGTGCCGATTGAGGGGGTGCATTATGAGGCATCCTTCCGCAACTTAATCAACTCCGCTTGGACTGCTTCGTATTTCTGCTTTCTGACATCAAAGTTCGGACCGCTCATCGGCATGGAAAGAACGGAGATGTGACAGGGGTGATGGTAATACGCGCCCGGCCCGTTCGGGAATGACGAAATCCCCTGCGGGAACGGGGCAAGAATGCGCCCCTGATCGAGTATGTTTTTATAAATCTGATGACCGGCAGGATATAACGCCATCGGCGTTGCGTCCCAACTAATAAATTCCGGTTTCGTCGTATAGTCCCATTCGGCGGGTTTAATGAACGGATACTGCGCCATATCCAGCATAAAAAACCACGAGGCGATAGATACGTTATCGGGGAATACCTCCATATCGGTGATCATCGCTGCACCCGTTGCCTCTTGATGAGCAATCATCTTCTCAAGCCATCCGGAGCGCAGGATCTGGATATCGCAATCCAGAATCATGGCAAGATCGGTTGTCACGGCATTGAGCATCGTCCTGATGCCGCATCCCCATCCGCCGTGCGGGTTGCCTTCGATGAACTTGATCCAGCCTTTCTCTTGGGCGGCCCGGAGATATGTGAGGTCATCGCCGTAGTGTACGGGGTCCGAGGCGTCGTCATAGACAATCATTTCATACGGGCATTTCGTAAACCTCCGGACGGACTCTATGGCCAGGGCGACAGTATCGCCGGACTGGAAATTTGTCATGCAGATAGTGACGCTTTTCAACCCTCTCTCCTCATGGGCTCACTATAATTCCGATCCCGGTCCGGGGTTTGCTCCGGCTATCGATAGAGATAAAGACTTTTTCCCCGGATACGGTAGTAATCAATTCGCCCCACAATCGGTGCGGCCCGGCCAAGCCCGTGATATCGTGGAGGGCGACAATTCCGCTCGCGAGCGGTGCATATATCTCATAATCCCGTTTAACGGATTGATAGTCATGCGCTCCGTCTATGAACAGAAGATCGATGGTCTGTCCGTTGAGCATAGTCCGGAGTCGGTCAAACGTTTCGGGTGCATGACTATCGCCGAGAATGTCCGGCGCCCCCGACTTGTTTTGTATGTCGATTCCGATATGCCGAGCGTTCAAATAGTATTCGTAAAACGGCTTCTGCGCATTCGCCCAAATCCCGATTTCGACAACTAGCGGACGTTCAATCTTATGTCGCTCAAAATAGGAGCGAACGATGTCCATATAGGCAAACCATTCCGGGCGGCCCTGCATGGGCAACGCGAAAGATTCCTCAAAGGATTCATAATCTTGAACGCAATACATCATGAGGTTATACCATCTGTCCTCAGTTCCGCGAGTCGCTTATCGACCTCGGCGAGTACGCTCTTGACATGGGGGTGATCGGGGCGATGCGAATTCCGGTCTATCCCACCCCTCCATATTATGTGCGTATTCCAATAATTATCGGGTAGGGGTATCATCCTTAGTTCCGCCGGATTATCGAAATGGAGCCGTTCCCACAGCGTCCATCCTGTGTCGGCAAACACAAGCGGGGGCGTGCGCTCGGGCGTGCGAGGAGGCGTAAGTCCGGCGAATATCTCCGGCCGTTCGAACTCCTCAAATCCGATCTGCCGAAGTTCCCACTTATGGTCCGCGAAATGCCGCCGATAGAGCGGCATATTCAAGAGCATGATATTCGGCCAGTAGGTCGGCGTTATCCAACTCACGTCAAAATGGTTCCCCCCGTCGCGCTCGCGGGCCACGCCCAAATCGTGCTCCGGGTCTTTTATCAAGTCCGTGAGCGTATCCAGCCAATCGGGTCGGATGATCTCGGAATTGGAATTGAGGAGGAGCGCATAGTCCGCCGTCGATGCCGCGCATAACAGAGTCAGATTTTCGCCGTGTCCGTAGTGCGTGCCGGGATCCGTCTTTTCGATGAGTTGGATGTGCCCCATCCCGGCCATCGCCCGTAGGTATTCGCGCCGGTTGCCGTCATCGCCCGTGATTGAGATGGGCTGAGGATCACGCGCCCAGTTCATCCCCGATAGGCTCGTGACGGAACTGTTATCGCAAACGATGATCTTATATCCCGTCTCCGGCGACGTACGCTTTATGATCGACTCGACAGTCAGGCAAATCGAGTTCCAAGTGAAGCGGTTTGGAATAAGGATGTCGATCATGCCCTTGCTGTCTCCATCGGAATTACAAGTTGCGCTTGTGCTTCCTTGATTCGCCTTTCTGCTATAGCAAAATATCCGGGGTCAATCTCAATGCCGATGAAATCGCGCCCGGTCTGGACGCAGGCAACGCCTGTCGTGCCGGAACCCATAAAAGGATCAAGGACAGTCGAACTGGGTCTTGCAAATTGGGCAACAACTTTTTCGTAAACATCAACCTGCTTCATGGTCGGATGATTGAATTTGGGCAAGCCCGCCTTGCGAACTGTTTTATATAAATTCCAACCACGCTTCACTATTTTGGGGTTGCCTTTCCCCAATAGGAATTTGCTTTGAAATACATCAAATCCGACTCGGCAAAACGCCATGGTGTTTTCCTGGGAGACAGCCAGCAAATCGAGAAATTCCCAATCCCCAATAAAATCCGGGAGCCTTAGAATTTTCTGTCTTGCCCAGTCGCTAATCAAAAAAGAATCGTCCTTTGCAATGCGATAGAGTTCGGAGAAAACGTCTTTCAATAAGGTAGTGTTTGTAAATTCATCATTTGCAAATGCCTTGCCGACCCCATACGGCGGGTCCGTTATCACCGTGTCAACGGACTTGTTGGGGAGCGTTTTCATTACTTCCAGACAATCGCCGAGGATGAGTTTCATTGGCCCCTATATTCATTCTCAAGGATGCTCATGGCCAGATAATCCACGAATCGCCCGTTGCGGAAGATAGCCTCTCGGTGCTTCCCTTCGAGCTTGAACCCGGCGTTGAAATAGAGTTTCTTGCCGATCTCATTAGTATCGAGAACTAAGAGCCAGGTGCGATGCATTCCCATGTAATCAAAGCAATATTTGAGAAGTGCCTTATAAATCCGCGTCCCATATCCTTGCCCGCGCATCGCCGGGACAACATCGGCCCCGATGCGGACGGAACGGTTGGGGCGGTCTATCTCATCCATCCGAATGATGCCGACGAAATCGCCCTCAAAATAGATAGGATAGTGCTCATCCTGTCGCTCCATGAATACGGCGAAGTATTCTCGGGAAGGATCACCGTCCAGCCGCGAGAACCATTCCGCCTGCGCCTCGGCTGAGATATGCCCGATTGAGGTAAGCTGGCTCCAGGTCGATGGATCATTTCGCAGGGTCCGGATCGCCTCAAGGTCCTTCTCCTCTACGGGCCGAAAGACGATGCCGTTACCCGCGAACATGATCCCATGCCTCTATCGCATCCATTATCGTTTCCCTTTCATCCTGCCCGATCCACCATCCTACCGGGATACACACCTTATGCGAATCGAACTCATCTACACCCGGGAGCGAGCCCCCGCGTGCGCCCGCGAAGCAGGTATGTTTATCGTTTCGGGCGTGAACCTGCGATACCTGAACTCCGCCCTTTGTCATCCAATCCATGAAGGAAGGCCTGTCATCGACCAGGATCGTATAGAGCCAATAGGATGATATCCGGTTCGGCTTGTATGCGAGCGGGCGGGCGTGCCTTATGCCCCGTGCCTCAAACTCCGAGCCATACCATGCGGCGTTCAGCCGATGTACCGCCAGCGTTTCGGGGAGCGTCTTGAGGCCCTCGATGCCGATGGTTGCGGCGATATCATTCATGTGGAATTTATATCCGAATTCGGCGATGTTATCTTCGCATCGGAAGTCCGTGCGCGGCGTATCGCGGTCTATGCCGTACCAACGGATAAGTCGGCCCCGGCGATAATGGAGTTCAGCCATCGCCGCGCTCCCGCCGGCCAGCGTCAATGCCCCGCCGTCCACCGTCGTCAGATGCTTAATCGCCTGGAACGAGAAGCATGTAAACATGCTGATGCTCCCGATCCGTGCGCCCTTATATGAGGCCCCGATGGCGTGGCAGGCGTCCTCAATAAGATAGATGCCATTTGCTTCGGCTATATCCATGAGCCTTTCGAGATCGCATGGGTAACCGCCCCAATCGACGCAGATGATAGCCCGCGTCTTGGGCGTTATCTTGCGTTCCACATCATCCGGATCGATATTGGCATCATGCGGATTGATGTCGGCCCAAACGATATCCGCTCCCCGCTCCAGGATGGGCATATTCGAGGCCGTGCAGGTCATGGGCGTGCAGATGACCTCATGCCCGGGTCCGACGCCCGCAAGCCGGGCCGCGAGATGGATTGCCGATGTTCCGCTATTCGTGGTCAGGACTCGGTTGTTCTGGAACTCGTCGGCCAGAAGGCGCTCGAATATATCGACCTTCTGTCCCTGCCCGATGTAACCCGAATGAAGTACGTCAAGGAGTGGGCCGTCAATGAACGGCGGCATTCTAACCTTGAAAAGCGTTATCAAACTTTTTCATCCTTTCCCATGATCTTGCCGATCTCCGCGCCGACTTCGCCTTCGTGCTGGAGATAGGCTTTAGTAAGATAAAATTTGCCTTCAACAATCGTTCCAACCCCTAGTCCCATTCCCGCGAATGAATCCGCGCCTTGCTTCGATCCTGCCACGTGACCATATTCGACATGTATGGCATATTTCACGTTGGTTCCCACGACAACGACGAGCCCTTGCGGCCCCTGCGGTTCACCAACGCCATCGTCGGCCTGCGCCTTGCCGCCCGTTCGTCCCCGAGACTTTCCGCTTCCGGACCAATTAGTTGAAAGAGAAGAACGGAGACGACCCGTTTTCACGGGACAAAAAATCTTAGCATCTCTTTCGACCTCGAATCCGATCTTCTTTAGCGTATCCTCACAAGCCTGGCGCTTGATGATTTGCCACTTCTTGAGGCTCGCCAGCGTCTTCTCGATGCCCTCGACCTTGACGTTTATGGTGCTCATTTCAATCCCATAGGTTGAAAAAGAACTCCCGGAATAGGTCTAGGCATTCCTCGACGTAGGTTATCTCTTCCTGCGAGAATTCGTCCCAGTCCGGCGCCGTCATCCGCTCGAAACCGTCGGCTATCTTAAAGAGAACGGCAATCCACAGTTCATCGCCGTCCTCACCGTCGAACGCCGACGGATAGCCGGACGTATTCTCGGCCATATACAGGAGCCTTGGGGTCAAGAATCGGGCCACGGCATCATTCAGGTCCCACGTATCCTCGCGGGAAAAGCCATGCCGTAGCCGGAAAACGATACTCCGGATGTAATACGGGATATTTCGGACGAACCGCCGAATACGCCAGAACATCACTCCCCCCGCCCGATCTCCAGCACGGCCAACTTGAGATACTTGCTGACCTCATCCCAATCCTGAATGAGCTTTACATCGAAGGCCCGGGTCCCCAGGTAAAGCCTATCCCCCTCGGCGATATCGCTCAGGTGTTCCATGAATACGAAATAATTGGCAAAGACGGTCGCCTTGTCATAAGTGAGCATCGCTTCTTTCGATCCCAACGCCTGGAATCGGCACTTGATGCGGTAATGCAGGACGGTCCAGGCAGATGTATAGCCGCCCTGCCCGTCGGCGGTCTGCGTCTCACGTTGGATATTCACGGTGCTGTTGAGAAGCGACGCGAAACTCATATCCCCTCCCCGTTATAATCCTTGAGATCGATTATCGTATCGGAATCCTTTTCGTGAAGTTCCATCTCATCCAAGACGGACAGAAGCCAGGTAATGCAGTCGGACAAGTCCTGCCGCGATGATATGGCGGCATAGCGGGGAGCATCCGGGCCTCGATAATCGATAACGATCATTAGACGATCCGTTGCCGGTAGAGGTCTATATCCGCCCGGAGGTCTTCAGGTACGGAACTTGCCATATCCCGAAGGGTATAACTGTAGTCGCCCATGCTCTCGGACTTGATCGACATGTCTTGACTCTTCTGGTTATAGCGATAAGCCACGAGCAGGACGCACGCTTCCTCAAGCGCATAGGGAACGGTTGTGTAGCCCGCCGTGTAATCGACGAAGTATTCCTCACCCCGCACCCATCCGCCGGAGCGATAAAGGATGCCGTAGTTCCGGTCCTCTGAAGGCGAGATGAGATAGTAGTCCGTCAATTCATCATTCGGGATTTCGCAGTATGCCGATGTCGGGGATTTGCAATACATCCCGGGCCGGATGAGGAGGTCCGTCGCCTTGCGCGTTCCATGCGTAGAATCGAGAAGCGTTGCCGTCCACCCGGCGATAAGATTGAGCGCCGCGATGAGAAGATTGATCGTAGCTGAACTTGCAAGCGTCAGCGATGTCGCCACCGCTCCGTCTGCCGAATACTTGAGCGCCGAAGATGTTATCTCGATTGTCGCATGGTTTGTCGCCGCGGTATTCGTGACGGAGAAGGCATTCGTCCGCCCAACGGAGACGCGGCTGATCGTCGTCGCCGGATACTGGTCAAGGCGAAGGCTCGCCCCGCCCGTCCCGTAGTATATCTCCCGCGTGTAGGTGCGAGTTTTTAGTTTTCTGTTACAATACCGCTCCAGATATCCGCTCGCTCTTTCGATGAGCGATTCGAGGAGCGTGTCGGAATTCTCGTCGGTAATCCCGAGATAGAGTTTCGCCTGGGCCAGCGTGATTAGTGCCGCAGATGATAGCGCCATGGTCCACCTCTTAGATGACGCGCACGAGGAGCGCATCCTTGTTGGGATTATTGAAAGTCTTGCCGCCCGACGTAACGACCTTGAACAGCACCACGTATTCGACCCCGGCCGTTCCGCCGGAGATGAAGGTGCTGACTTCGGGGCTGGCGACGGTCACGGCGCTGAGCGTCAGGCCCGTAGGCGTCACGGCAACGGTCGTTGATGCCAGGATCGTTTCCCCGGTCGCCAGGTCGGGCGATATATATGTCAAGCCGATAGGGAATGTCTCGGATACCGCTTTTTCTACAACCTCTATGGCCATGGTTAACCTCTCTCTATCGCATCAAAAATGCGGTTCCGTGGGGTTGCTTCAAAAATTCTACCCCTCACCTCGGCGTTGAAAATTCTGTTCCTTACCTCGGCATCGAATATCCGGTTCCGGACGATGGCGTTGAAGATGCGATTCCGGGGAATAACGTTGAAGAGGATCGGGTATATCTTGGTGCTGACAAGGATGGCCCGGATGATACTTACGATTGTCGGCATGTCACATCACCATGATTACCTGTTGCACATAGGCTACGGCGCCGCCGCCGGGCTTACTGGCCGTGGAACGTAGACGAAGATTCTCCGGGGTTCCGGTTTCGTTCTTATTCGCCAATGAACGCAAACTCAGGTCTTCGGTTGTCCAGCCGCCCATCGGACCGGCTCCACTAACAGGATTCAACGCTACCGCATGACCGCTACTAACGGCGGATGTAAAAGAACTTAATGCATGAGCATCGATAGTACCCGTGCCTATTTTTCTCCCGCTAAAACAGGCTAACGCACAATATGAACTATAGGCAACGGCATAACCATATAAAATAGTGCAGGCAGGATCGGTCCCGGAACAGGCGGTGGCTACTCCTCCCGCAGCATTGCTGCCGATAATAAGGACTTCGCACCAAGTGGCAACGGATGGAACCGGGACGGATATCGAAGTCCCGGCGTCATTAATCTGCTGATCGGCTGCATTTATCGGGTTGGATGTATCAACATTAAGCCAGGCTCCAATTTCTCCCAGGTTGCGTCCTGTTGCGCCGAGGGTAAAAGTAAAAGTGCCGGCGGCAATGTCGGCCGCATCTGCAAACTTATAGAATAGGGCCGAGCGGGAACTTGCCGTATTGGACTGTGCGCCGACGATAGTCCATTTTGCCGGCGGGGTGATGGTTCCGGCCATGTCTTTATTTACGACGTGCGCCAGCATGAAGTCACCGATGGCCAAGCCCGCAGGTTTCGTGATAACACAGTTTGAAGAATTGGCCCCCGGGCTGGTTCCGACGGACCGCAATAAGACTACCAAGTTAGACCGCCGTTACCGTCCTGTCCGTTACATCCATAACCGGCGTTGCCCCGCCCTTGAAAGCCACGACAAAATAGGCCGAGCCGGGAAATACCGCGAAGGAATAGGCCCCGGTGACGGAGTTACTTTCTTGATAGGCGATATATGTCGCAGTATCGGTTCCATTGTCACGGAATAAATAGACATCGCATGAACCGAGCGCGACCCCGGCGTTGTCTTTGGTTATCCCGGCAACGGTGACGGATTCACCGCCCGCCTCCGGTATGATACGCCCGTGTCCTAAATCATTAGACCAATTAAAGCAAGTAGTTATAACGCCCGTATCACTAAATATGCATTGTCCCAGCGAACTATCTATTCTGGTCGGATTCACCTGAACGATACTTTGTGTTGCCCCATAACCAAGTGTGATAATAGCCTTAATGGCACCATCCGCAGATGTATATGTGTATTTGTAAGACGGCGCACCCGGGAGGGGGGCGGTAATCGCGGTAGTAATGGTATATGTGACAGCTTCTTCAAAGGTGAAGGTCCGCGTTATCGTAACGACTGTATGGGTAAGCGTCCCGACAGTAAACCCCGATGTCCCATCGAAAGTAACGCTGGCATTCGCTATCGTAAAGGTACCCGTCACTGTCAACAAGGAATTAAGAGTAAGCGTTATGGCAGAAGTTCCCGTGAGGGTAATGTTATTCCAACCTATCGGGTCGGTATCCAGGGTGCAGGAACTTGCAATAGAAAGCGTAGAACCCGTAGTGGTAATTGTACCCGACGAATGGGTAAGCGTTGGGGTTCCACTTGCCGCAAAGTAAAAAATTGCAGCAGCTAGGGTAACATCGCCAGCAAAGGTAATGCTATTTGAAATGGCGGCGGCGCTTGCGGTTAGTGTGCCACCCGTGAGGACTATTGTCGTTGTTCCCGTTAATGCCCCGACAGATATCGTAATTCCACCTGTATTCCAATTATATAACCCATCCAAAACGGTTTGTGTAGCGATGGTCGTTAATCCAGAAATCGTGACATCGTGCACAATGGTAACGGTTTGTGTTGCACTAATGCTACAGGTAGCGGCATAAATATGGAAATCCCCGGAGAATGTTGTACTTGTTGCATTGATAAGTTGTAGGTCGCCCGAGATTGTTAGGTCATCCGCTAATATGACGGTACCCGACGTGAAGTTGCCGATCGTAACCGGCACCCCAATCGTATTGCCGTTAGTAGTCCACGTTCCGGCAGCGAGCATAATCAAGGCCGCAGTCCCTGCCCATTGCACCCCCGAACCAATGGTAATACTCCCAGACACGCTTAACCCATAAGTAAACGTCAGGGTGTGGGTATACGCGGTAGCGGTAAGGGTTTTACATACCTTATTAGTTGAATTGAGAGTACAGTCGGGACTCCCGGCATCGAAGAAAACATCCTCAGCCGCAGATGGTACGGCCTGCCCACCCGCTCCGCCTTCGGTCAGAGACCAGTTGGCCGTAAGACTCCAGTTAAGGGCGCCGCCACCGTTTATGAAATGTCTTTCTCCAGCCATGTTGTCCTCTTATGCCGCCTTGAACGAAAGCCGGATCTCCATGCCCTTCGCCCCGCTTGCCGCCGCGTCGATGTCTATGGCGATTTCCTCTCCCGTAGCCACCCCATCATTCGCTGTGCTGATTACCGCCGCGCTTGCCGCCGCCGCCGTAGCCGTATCTTTCTCCGTCACGTCCCATTCCAGAATCTTGGCCGCAGACAGCATATCCACCGACGACGTTACGTTCCGAATCATGACGCCGACCACGCCTGATGTCGCCGCCGTATAGAGATGCCCGCCGCAGGAAACAAGGTTCATCCCATTGAGAGATGCGGGAACCGTGAAGTACATCTTCCCGTTACCCGATGCTATGGCCGATGCCTCGTTATAAACCTTCAGGATGACCGTCTTGGTATCCCATGCAGCAGACCGAGCCGTGATCTTCGATAGGGCGTTACTGGCCGCATCGGAAACGACGGCCACCCTGGACAATGCGTCCGAGGCCGCATCTGAAGATGTTGCTATGTCGGCAGGCTTGAATGTTGCGCTCGTGTCAGCCATTTTATTTCCCCATCCCAAACCCGTCGGTTATGTCTTTAATGTTATCCCGACCCCGCTTTACGATTATCCCGATCCCCAATTCGCACCATCCGTTCGCCCATGCCCCGATAGAAATAAATGAGATATCGGGATTCTCTTTTTCACTCGCCTGGATATCCGTCCATAGTTGAGCTATTTCCTTTTCGTGGCTTATATCGTGGAATGCAATTATATCCGTCGCCAATGGGCCATAGACCAGGTAATCCGCAAGGGCGTCCACATAGGTGTGTGTGGCATCGATGAACAGAATGTTTATCTTCCTGTCGCCGAGCAACGCCTTGAGTTTCCTTAGCGTTTCGGGCGCGTGCGTATTGCCGAGAATGTCGGGTTTTGAACACTTGTCGCTCACGTCTATCCCGACATGGGTCGCATCAAGGAACCGCTCATAGTGCGCCTTCTGCCGCCCATGTTGTGCACCCAGTTCTACGATGACCGGATTTGTAAGACAATGTTTTACGCAGTACGCCTGCACAAATTGCAGGTATGCCTTCCACTCTCCGAAAATCTGGTTCGGTCCCGTGAACGAAAGAACCTCAGCCTCCGTAACCTTAATCACTCTTTTTTCTCCAGGAGTTTCGCGTACAAATCAACGTACTTCTTGACTTCCTTCTCCCTATCAAAGTTGTCTTTGGCGTATTGAAGCGTCTGTTGCCTGAGAACGCTTCCCTCTTTGGTCAATGCCTTCCAGCACTTCTCTACCTGATCGGCAATAGAATCCAGGTCCCAAATCTTTGCATGATATGACGTATAGTCGCCCGCATAACTAATGACGGGGACGCCCATCGCCATCATCTCCATTGTGACGCGACTGGCAATCCCGCTGATGTTATTATTGAACCCAATGTCCGCACCCTTCATAAAGGGACGCAGGTTGTTATTCTCAAGCTGAATGTTCTCACAGAGGTTTTCCAAATTCCGTTCCTTGCTCCGGCAGAACATGTTCCGATACGTCGATATCGGCTCCAGCGACAGGCTGAACAGGTTCAGTCGCGCCTCCGGTATCCGCTTAACAATCCTCGGCATCGCCCAAATAATATGGGACGGCAACTTCTCCATCCTCAGAACGTCGCATGACATAATTGCCGGATGATTGATGTATTTCCAGGTCATCTCTTCGCCCTGATACCGCTCCAGATCAATCGAGTTTGGGATATAGTGAATCCTGCCATGCTCATCGTAGAGTTCCAGGATATCAAACTCATGTTTATTGAGGACAACCGTCGCATCATATTTCCAGAGGATGTTAATGTGCAGGTTAAACGATTCGTCCTTCCGATTCGACACCCATTCCTTTAAGAGCATGTGTTCGTTCGGCCCGTGCAGGACGGCGACGAACTTCGGCCCCTTCAGGTTCCTGATTTCGCCGGGAATGGCGGCGTGTAAAACGTGGATGTCGGCTTTCTTGGCCGCCTCCCAAGAAATGGGGGAGAGCCAGCCATCGTCGGTGGCGACCCTCCCCTCTTTTTGTTTGTCGTTTGGTTCGGCAAGGTCGGATTGAAGCCCCGCTTTCCGCTCATATTTGATTTGGTCTTTGACAGACTCGTACATTCCCGATTGTCTTGGACACCATGATGTCCAATGGACTACTTGCATATCCGACCCTCCTTTGACGATAAATTACAGTACTGTGCTGTACATGAACTTGAGCAGGCCCGCGCTCGTCCGCGTGATGTAGTGAACGGCGGCAGATGAACCCGTGTCATTGGTCCGAATGACGGTCGAGGCGAGAGACGTGGCTTTACTGAGGGCCGCCGTCGCTTGCGAAATAGCGTTACTTACCGCATCGGACTGAGCCGCAACGACACTACTGGCCTTTACGGCCTTGCTCACCGCATTGCTCGCCGCACTTAGGGCATCGCTCACGTTAGATTGCAAGCCCGCCGCGATACTACTGGCCGAATTCGCATGGGTCAATGCATGAGACGCCGCACTCAAGGCGTCCGAAACCCCGGAAGCAAAACCATCCCAAGTCGCAGACCGAGCCGCAACCGCACTCACGGCGGCAGAGGCATCCAGGTCCCATACGGCAGACCCGGCGCCGATTTTAGACATGGCCTTTGAGGCCGCATCGCTTGCCGTAGCGATATCCGCAGGCTTAAAAGTCAAACTTGCATCAGCCATTTGATTTCTCCTTCGCAGATTGGGGCACCGTCTCGTCGTTTCTACAAACGGCGATAAGCGGGTTTTCATATTGGCCGGCCAGCGGCTCAAGCCTATAATTCCTTATACTAACCGAGACGAAATGCCGCTTCAGGATGCCCTCCAATTCCTTCGGGGCATATTCCCTGACGTGGCTTTCGCCTTTCCGATATCGGCTTAACCGATTCGGCGTGGAGAGGATAAGGGTTCCATCCTTAGTCATCATTTTCTTGACATTCTCAAGGGCCGATTTCTCGTCCTTGATATGCTCAAGAACATCTATCATCACGATATAATTGAATTCCTGCCCGGATATCCCCTTAACGATATCACCGTACTCATAGTGCAGATTCCGGAAGGGGAAGACGGCCTTCGCAAACTGGATTGCATTCTCGTCGATCTCATAGCCATAGACTTCATTGGCATTGACATTCAAGAGATGCGTTCCGAAGCCGGTCCCGAATCCTATGTCGGCAACCTTGTTCCGGACGACCTTCTTGATGACATCATATATATCGAATTGCGGACTAAGGACGTACTTAAACCGATTCCAAATCAGGTACACGATTATAATCCCGGCAACATGTTGGTCAGTTTAATAATGCGGGCCAGAAGATATTGCCGCTCCTTTTCGGCAACGGTCAGTTCTTCTCTGAGGGGGTTAAGAAGACCGTCAAGCCGATTCAATTCTGCATTAACGACGGATAATTTTCCTCTGGCTGTGTCGAGTTTCCTTTGGATTTCTTCTTTTTCATTTGGCATATTATGGCTCCGGTACGTCGTCATAAACGACGACCACTTTGTTGGCAGCATCCAACCGTATCCGTTTGACCTGATATTCTGTCGATGGAGGATTGCTCGTGATGAATTGGTCAAACACTCCGATGACTGAAACATTCGAGAGCGTATATGCGACGATCCCGGCCCCCGATACATTGATGTCATACTCGCCCGGGTCCGCATAGAATACGAAGCGCCCGTTGGCATCCGTAGCAAACGGGTTCGCCTGCGCCGCGCCCGCCGGGCTTGAATAGATCGTCGAAGCCACGACCGTTCCGGGCGCATAGACGGTTATCGTGGCAAGCGTTCCCGTCCCGGCCGTGTCGATGACGGTATTGTGGTATGCGACCTTGTTTGCCATGCTAATACCTTTTGGTCTTGTTGAACGATGAGCGGGTCATCTTGTCCTTCGGGGCCTGGCGGATAAACTTCGGTACGGCGACATCGGTCACGGGCGTGGCACGTGGTCCTGTGGCGACGGGATTGTCACGTTCAATAACGGCTAATTTATAGATATCGACAAGCCAGTGGACCGTCGTCTGCGATGCCGCATCCTTGATATCGCCGGGTTTATTCGATCCCCAAGCCTTGATAAACCTCAGTTTTGTCATAATGTCTCCTTCGGATAGCCGATTTATAGCCCTTTTTTGGCCGCCGGATGCCCCAGGATCGATTTTCCAGCCTTACTCCGTATGGTGGGCAGGGGGTGAAGGTGTTTTTGCCTCAGCCGGCTCAACTTTCCGAGCATAGCCGCCCTCGATCAAAACATGGGCGAATTCGTCAGACACCGCCCGCCGCTGGCCGACTCGCCAACAGCACTTATATTCTCGGATGATCTCGATCTCTATCATGCGATTATTAGGATGGAAGAAAAACCGGGAAGGGCCGAAACCCTCCCCGGTCCTTTTTTACAATGAATGATCTGAATCTGGTTCTGATTAGGCGGGCAGGGTAGCCTGTTTGTATCTGGCCCGATCGCGTGCACAAATAGCACCGACAACAAAAGCCTGCGACGCCGTTTCGGTCAGAAGAATCCCAACGTGGGTATAGCCACCCGTGACATTGAGGTCTTCCCCACGCACCTGAATGACGGTAAGCCCATCAGCCGTAGTGATTGTAGACACGGCTCCGGTTACATCGGCTTCCGTTCCAGCTGCGCCGATCCGTTGTCTGACCTGTGCCGTCAAGGACGCTGAACCCGTTCTCGCCCCCGTGAATACAATGAAGGCGGCAAGATCATAATTGGCCATGCTGAAATACGTCGGCGTGTTTGCGTTATTGTTCCGCGTCGCCTGAACCGCAGCCACGTCGGTCTTGATATGGCTCGTAAAAGTGTGAACGTTTCCCATTTATTAACTCCTAAAAACTAATTCTAGCTGGACGTGGTCAAAACCACGAAGGCCGAGACCGTCTCGCCCCCGAGCCTTGGCGTGACGGGAGCATCCATTATAGGCTGTCCATCTACACGCAATACCACTCGCCAGAATGTCTCATCGGTCAGGAAGCCGTAGCTCCCTGGGACTTCCCGAGACGCGGAAATCTCTAAACTCCGATTGCCGATTACATAGTGGTTCCAATCGGCAAGAATAATGTCGCCCGTCGTACCGGCCGCCGAACACTTCTCCGTCGGGATGATCGGACACCCCATACAGGTCATGTCTGCCAAGTCGATAATTCCATAAGCATTCGACCCGGCCGTCGCATCGTTCGCCCAGTTCGCAAGGACTGTAGGATTGATGAGCCAAACGGCTCGCTTCCAGGAATCGGGAAGCAGTCGCCCTGCCATTTGTGCGATGTCAGCCGGGACCGGAGTTCCGGGCCAAGCCGTGCGTGCGTGCGCGATAGTCGCCGGGGCGTTCATGATGCCGAGCGGTTGCCCGGTGCCCGTGCCCCAAACGTAGTAATAGTCTTCTTCGAATGCCAGCGCCTGTCCGAACGAGAGCTGCATGAATTCTCCGAAATTGGGATAGTCGGCTACGAGTTCATTCGATGCAAATAGACTGCCGACGAGTTTATGCACCGTTAGTTCGAGTTCTCCGAGGGCCGGTTTGGATATGACAAGTGACTTGTCGCCGCCCTCGTATTTCCACGTGAATGTGATCCCGCCGAAATAGGAAGAGACTCGGGACGATTCCACGAGTCTCCGAATTTTCAGCGAATCGCTGGACATCTGAAGCACTTTTGCCCGAGGCCGGACGATGCTGTTCTCAAGGGCGATATTGTAAATCCCCGCAGCCCATTCCTCGGGGCATAGGAAGCCCCCTTGAGCATCGCTCCCCTCGGCCATGTGCCCGGCCGTCTTCAGCCGGGAGTCCCGAATGCCTTCGACACAAGCCCGGCGGACACGTGACAAGTACTCTCCGAAACACTTAAACCCGCCTTTTGGATCTTTTTCCATATTCAGCCCCTAATTAGCTTGTGGCTGCGGACAGTTGCACGAACGGCGAGAACGTATGAGCACCCCGCCGCGAGGTGATGGTTGTCTGCGGCCAGCATTGGCCGGCAACCCTAAGAACGAAGCGCCAGCAGGTCTCGTCCGTGGCGAATGCGACATGTGTGGAACTATCAATCGTGATGGACTGGCGGTCGCCGATGAGGTAGTACCGGAAGTCGGCGAACAGAATATCGCCCGCCGTGCCGAGCGCCTGCAACTTTTCGCTGATGATGACGGGCCGCCCCAGGATAGTCCAAGCGCCAATGCTATCCTTGAAATTGGGTTGCCAGATCAGGATCTTGCCGCTGGCGTCGGCTGCGTTTCCGCTTCCGAGTTCAAGAAGTTCGGCCATAACCGTCGGGCCGATAACCCAAACGGCATTACCGAGTGAAGCAGGGAGCATGGACTGGTACATCTCGGCAATGTCTTCAGCATGCACCCGGTTGGAGGTATTGCGGAGGACGCTCTTCAGACAACCGCAGTTGAAAACGCCCAGGGGTTGACCCCCGCCGCCGCCAAAAAGAAAGGCATCATCTTCATAGTATCCCCAGGCCGAACCGAATTGACGCCGGATAAGAGGTTCCAGAGCGATGGCGCTGTCGGCCAAGAGTTCATTCGACGTATAGGTGAGCCCGGCAAGCTTGTGGGGCGTGAGTTCCAGCTGCCCAAAGGTCGGCTTGGAAGGGGTCTTGTCTTTTGCTTCGCCCGTCCAATAGGCGACGATGCCGCCGAAAACGGTGCTGGCGTGTGAAGTGTCGTTAACGTAGGGGATTTTCAGCGAATCGGTAGCCATGGGGATAATGGTCGCCCGGGGCCTTACAACGGCACCCTCAAGGGCGATCTCCTGGAGTTCCATCCGGTATTCTTCGGGAACGAGGAATCCGCCCTGGCTGTCTTCCCCGATTTCCATGTGACCCGTAGTTTTGTTGACCGTGCCGGGCATAAAGGACAGCCGTGGATCGATAGTGCGATTGATACGAACGTCGCGTGCAGCAATGAGAAATTCGCCGAAGGATTTGAATTTTGCCTTGGATTGTGGCTCAAGGACAACTTCGCCTGCCGGCTTGAGTTCATCCTTGAGTTTGTTGGTTGCATCGGCCAGTTGTTCTTTCAACTGACCCTTAATGTGCTCATCAATGGTGGTCGCCAGGATGGCGTCGGTCCTATCCTTAATGAGTTTATCGAGTTCTTCTTTAGTCATAGTAGACCCTCCATTGGTCTGTGTGGAATTTGTTAAGATGTCCCGTCCATCCCTTGTTCGGCTATCATCTCCACGTCCGGGCTTACCCCACTAATGGCTTGAAATCCATTTCCGTGGGGTAATTTGGATGCTGACGATTCCGCCGTTTTTAGAGATGCGGCGACATCGGCCTGTTGTCAGAATGTTATCTGAACAGAAGGTCGCCCGCGTACTTGACGTGGGTGAGCGTATGGTCAGATATGATTAGATAACCCTCCCCCTGATTTTAGCCAAGGCAACCTCGATAGCCTCAGCAACAGCCTTCTTGTAATCCGCGCTTCGGATGTATTCATCAATCAGCACCTCGGCAGTCTTGTCGGGCGCGGACGATTCAATGACGATGTCCGGCTCAGGTTCGAAGGCGATGTCCTCAATGGGCGTAGGCGTTGGTATAGACGCCGGCGCAGGAGTTAGCTGAAGCCGTGCTAGGATGGCCGCAACGTCCTGCCTGAGTGATGCGAGTTCAGAGGCCACATCAATTTCCTTCCTGTCAAATATCGATGGAATATTCACTACGGCAGGATCGATGGAGGGCGCAAAAAAGGCAGAAATATCTCCTTCGCTCGTACTGGTTATGACCATCGATTTCTCGTGTTCCTCTACCCACCGCTTAGCCTCTTCTATTGTCCACCTCGAAGTTTCGAACATGTATGTAACGATCTCCTTGCAGGGGATACAATAGAGCGCCATAATACCGTCCTTGGCAGAGACGGTAATCGTCCGAATCTCGTGATCGCCATGCCCCTCGGAAACCGGGATCCTGTGGTAGTTCTCGGTCGTCTCGGGCTTGGTTACAACCTCAGCCTTGACCCCTAAAGTCGTTCCGCATGTATCGCAAAAGTCAATCTTGGGTTGAATAGCATCCGCCGTGAGCAGTAACGCATCCGTATCCGTTTCGCATACGGTCGTATCCGTTTCGGGTACGGGAGCGGGATCGGACTCGATTCCCAGTGCTTCCTTCATGCTTTTGGAGTCTAAGACAAGCTCGCCTTTGCTGACAGCCAGGTTAAGACTTTGTGCATTACTGGCAACAGGCACGTCTGAGTGTTCCAGAAGGAGCCATTTGGTATAGATTGCCTTTGCAGTCTCGGCTTCTTCCCGCGGGACGCCATATTCCTTTTCCAGCCTGTCCACCAAATCCTTAAATCGGACATCATCTTGCCGGACGTGTTCAATCGGGATGAACCCCACCGAATTGGAGTTCAGGAATCCACCCTTGACGCATTGGAAGGCATCCTCGGCGAACTGATGGGAAGCATAGACCGTCTTAGCTAGGATGCCCTTCTTAACGGGTTTAATCCAAACATCTTTTCCAATCGGGAGCGTGTCATATTTATGGCTAAATAGGACGCTCGGCGACTGTCGGAAGTCATCAAGGATGGCCCCGTCGGGCAATAGAATCTCACCGTCCCTATCGAGCCTGGGCGTAGTGATAAGCCGGATAGCGGCACGTTCGCCCTCTTCAATGGTGATGTCCGTCGGGTCGATAGGGATGCCCTTCCTGACATATTCAATCTCATCGGCCTTGACGTGCAGCTTTTGAGCATATTTCTTGGCCCTATCCGGGAATATGTCTTTAAGTTTATATCGGTCGGTTCTGAGTTCCATTCGGTACTCCTTGGCTCGCCATTCCGGGCGAACATGATATGAGAAAGGCGGTTTCCATTTATTCGACGACCGCCAAAACTGAACATCGGCAGTTCGGATGAAGGGGCGGTGACATCCCGTCGCCGTAGTCATCATCGAAGAACGTGTCCTCAAGCGCGACGACTTCGCCATCCAGTTCCGCGCAGATGTCGCAACAATCCGGCGCGGTGAGCCATTCCTTTTCCTTCACAACCCCACTCTGTTCGTAAGCCTCAATGGCTGCTTCATTCGATGCCCGACTTGTCTCCGTGCGTGAGATGATTTCGGCGCGGTAACTATCCCAGGCGTCGAAATATTGCGTTATATCTTTCATTATCTCCGGGATTGATTTCCCTTCATCGAATCCCGTTTCAAGAATGCTCCTCAATTTCTCTATACTGGTCGCCTCAAGGTTCTCCGCAAACTTGAACGAGTAATTTTCCAGCCATTGTTTGATGCGCGGATTCGAGATATCGAATGCCGTGCCTAAATCCAACTCATCGAGTTTGTCTTTCCCGAGGTCGGCCAACATCACCGTCAAGAGCTTCTTCGTCTCTTTCGATAGGCGATTCTTGAACTGGGAGGCCGGATACATTATATTATCGGATACTCCCTTGCGCCCGCCTGCCCGATTGCCGCCCTTGAATTTCTTCAGGTTGGCTAGGATGATGGCCTTCTCGTCGGCCCAGAGTGAGCGGAGCATCGACTTCCAGCGCTTCTCGTATGGCGCAAGCCGCTTGAAGAGCACGTCGAAATAGACGGCATGAGAGATGCGGGACGGTTTTCTTTCGCCGGATGGTGAAATAGTCAGCTTCAGCTTATGGCGGATCATCTCCTCAGCCTCGGCTCCGCAGATAGCGCGGATCATGGCATCTGCTATAGAGTCGATGTCGTGGCTGTGGAAACGCATCGCTATTTGACCACCCCGAGCTTTTCCTTTATCCGCTCGATGACCTTGCCGGCCAAAGCATCGGCCTCTTCGTCAGGGTTCGCAGGCTCTTCCGGCGGCGGCGTCCCGGGTGCAGGCGGCGTAGGTTCTCTTTCCGTATCACTAATCGGAACCATGTTAAACGGAACAAAAAGAGTATCCGCACCATCGATGGGTTCAAGGCCCATGTCGGCCCTGGCCTCGTTCCGCGTCATCACCCCGGTATTGACATACCCGATGCGTTCCGCAAGTTGGGCTGCGCTATCTTCGGGCACGACATCATCGAACGCGCAAAATAACGTCCCCGTATCATCGAACATCGGGAGGAGCTTTTCGTTTATCTTCTCCTCAATCTTCCTGAGTCGCGGTTGGATTCCATATTTGGCATGGAAGTATTGAGCGCCATCAACGTTGGCCCGGATAGCGTCCTGGTCCCAGAGCGAGATCGGCGTATTGAAAGCGGCGGCAATCTCTTCCCGCGTGATGCGCCTGCCCTCGATAAACGACAGTTCCTCATTCGTCAAGCTGTCCCTGACATATTTGAGGCCCGGCGGCAGGATGGGCGTCTCTCCGGCATTCGTCGTCCCGGTATATCGCTGTTTCCATTCTTCCTTGAGCCGTTCAACCTCAATACTCGATATCTCAGAACTTGATTCAAGGACCCCGCCCGTCCGCGCCTTCTTCTCGAATAGCGCCTCTTCATATTCGTACATTTTCGAGTTCGTATAGACGGCATCGGCTATCCCGCGCACGACACCCATACCGCGATACTGGCTGGCTGGATTCGGGAAAGAGAATGCGACGATATCCTCAATGGGAACATCGAATCTGACAGCCCCGCGCTCATAGCGATAACCCGTGATGAAGTCCTTAAATGTCTTTCCGGGGATGGACGATATATATTGGCTGGGGATAGGCCAAAGTTCAACCGGTTGGCTGAGTTTGCCCTTGATGATATACCAGTAAGCCTCACCCATGAGGTCCAGGAACATGATCGTCAGTTCCATGAGGTCTGACCGATTCATAAATGGATTGACGTTCTCCATGAGGTCAAGGAAGGCGTGTTCCGTGACCTCTTCGACATCCTCCGATTTGGTCCTCCACTTGGGACCAAGCCTTGCCTTGGTGCGCCTATCGACCTTCGCCGTCTTGATCGACCGCCAGGATTTCCCGCCCTCGGGCACGCGGGCATAGAGTTCAAGCGGCACGGCGGCGCAGGACTGAGCGTTAAGCGACGTGCAGATATAGACCCAGGACGTAAAGTTATCAATGGCATCCATCTTGCTGGTAGGCTTCTTGCCACGCATAACGCCCTCGCCCCAGTACCGAGAGTCCATCCATGCGGACGGATCGCCGACGGGCGCGTTCCCGCCTTTCAGCATTCGCCGGAGCCGCCCGACCTTCAAGGCAAAGCGTTCTATTTTATCCATCGGTTTATAGTCCTCAGATGAAATGAAAGTGGCGCTCGATCCGACCCGCACAATGCGTGTGGATCGCATAGCGGACGGCGCTCATGAGGTGGTCCATGATTTCGGCAGGTACGGCCAGTGAGTTTCCCGCCTTGTCGGTTTTATATTTATATCGCCGTCGTTCATCTACAAGATTAGGTGAATCGCCAATAATATGGATTTTGAGGTTCTTCAAGTAATCAATCCCGGCCCTCACGCTATCCGGACCCTTGGCACAGGGTTTGACGTTTAGCCCGGCCCGGCACAACTCTTCAATCGACTTGGGCTCGGCGGAGTCGGCATAAACTTCATCTGTCCGATTGATGCCCTTGCCTTTCATGACCGAGGCGAGTTCTTGGTTCGTGAGGTTCCGAGCATAAAGAAGTTCCTCAAGCCAGAATTCGTCGGCCTTTCGATAGGCGCAGACAAGCGCTGCGGGATCGACAGAGAAGCCGAAATCCAAGCCATAGAAGGTCTCGTCATAGAACGTTCCTTCCGGCCGATCTACAACATCCCAGTTGAAGATGACACCCTTTGCCAGCGCCCATTGGCCGAATCGGTAGATAGCCGAATAGGTCGGATCGTCCAGCATATCGAGGCGAATGCGGTATGCCTCACGGATTTCGGCTATCGGGTTATCATCGACCGTTGACTCATGGACAAAGGCATCGGGATCCTTGTGATCGAAAAATCGTTCCTTGAGCCAGGGGGCCGCCGCCTCGTCGGGATTGAATGAGAGTATAATCTGGTGGTAGGATGGGCATGTCTCACGGAGCCGAAGATCGATCTGCGTGAAGTCGTCCTTCGTGAACTCGGTCGTCTCTTCCATCCAAATGCCGGTGACGCCCTTGATGGACTTAATCTTGTCAGGGTCGTCCAGCCCATCGAACAGCCATTCGTTTCGCCTGCCGTTCGGAGCCAGAAAAGAAATCGTGCGCTCGGTCTTGTTGAAGTCATAAGTCTCGCCTATAGTATCGAGCAGATTCTTGCTGACTTCGAGAACCGACTCACGGACTCGGGAACGGACCTTGCGCAGAATTAGGAAGCGATGCCCGCCCTCTTTTTTGGAGCGGTAATAGAGTTTCCGTGCGGCAAATTCAGACTTGCCCGATCCTGCCCCGCCGCACAGGACGAGATAACGGGCCTTCTCTTCGAGGAGTGGAAAAAAACTATCTGAGATGGACAGATCGAAGACGATCTCGTTCATTTAGCGCCGTCGCCGTTCCCGCCGCCATCGCCGTCCTTCGTGTGAATGACGCGGATGAGAAGCGCCTGAGCCTTGCCGTCGGCATCGGGGGTATTGCCAAGATTGATGTCGGCAGGCAGGATCTTCGTGATCCATTGATAAAAGGCCGCCGTGTTGTGATTTGATGCTTTGGCCCATGCGAGAAGGGCATCTTCTCCGCCCATGCGCTCAAAGACATTGAGGAACGCAGCCTTCAGGGTCGTGAACTTATTGACAGACCCCTTCGGACGCCCACTGGGATTCGGGCATTGATTGGGTTTAAACGGTTTTCCTTTGGACATGCTGCTGTTTTTCGCTGTTTTTTATTAACCATGCAGTCATAAATGCATCAGAAAGGACAATCTTGATCCGATAATGCTCATCACAAAATTCGCCTCGAGAATCCTGAAATGTTGCTTGTCCTTTACACATATCGCATAGGCCATTCATTTTCCCTCCGCGTGTTCCATAATTACTATAAAAACCTCATCGTCGGCCCGGTGTAATCTATTTAATCCGTCAAGCAATATGTCGTTTGGTCGGAAGCGCAGCCGTATCTCCCCTTCCTTATCGCCGGACAAGAGCGATTTAACGCTGATGCTTTTAATTAATGCGGGGAAGGTGGTTTTCATGGTTTAGGTTATGTGAGCCGCGACATTTCTCGCGACAGATTGTCGCGGGGTGGACAAAAACTGCTACAGTTAGTAATAAGTGTCAACCTTTATACACCATATTATGAGCCGTTAATGAGCCATTAATGGTGTAATGCCCGACCCGGTAGGTAAATAAGATTTCTTTAATAAGCGCTTTCGCTGTTAAAGGATTCGACCACTTGCTTTAATAAGTACGGTCATTGTTAATGGGTTATCTCCGGTTTATTGGCCGTTGCCGCCATAATTGCAACAAAAATGGCTTTAGTGACGGCAAAAATCGTATAGATAAAAACGATAAAGATGATCAGGGGAAGCAGGCAGACGCACCCGATGCCGACGATGGCAACCCCGATGATTTGACCGATGCGCTTCATTCCTTCTCCTTATCGTTAAGGGCGGTGATCTTCTTTCTCAGCCGTTCCAATTCTTTCGCCGTCGCGTCCTCAAAATCCCACCGGCCCCGCAACTTGTGATAGGCGCTCAGGTTTTTCGTAAAGAACCGGATCTCTTCGATGGCGTATTGATCTGCGTCGAGGCCTATCTCGTAGACCTCGATGCGCCCGCCTACGTACTCGAAATAGGCAGGATCCATCACGCACTCTTCCACAAAGCTGAGGAAATAGGTTTTGCCTTTCATGCCGTCGCCTCGATTCTCCGTTCTGCTATATCGACGTATTCTTGCTCTTTCTCAATCCCGATGAATCGGAATCCCTCAATCTTGGCCGCCATGCCGGTCGTGCCGCTTCCCATGAACGGGTCTAGGATGATGCCGTTGGGCGGGGTGACGAGTCGGCAGAGGTAGCGCATGAGGGCGAGGGGCTTGACACAAGGATGGACGTTGCTCATTGTCGAATGGCCGTGCTTTGCCGTTCTCCCTTCACTCCGGCAATCCCCGCCGCTCATCGTTTTCCTAAGAGTTTCCTCCATCCCCTCGCACCCGATCTCGCGCTCGGCCCGGCTTGCCTTAGCGCAGTAGAAGAAGCGGGCGGCGGAACCGGAGTCGCCAAACCTAGCCCCACTTTGAAGCGGGAACATAGCATTGCTTTTGTTCCCCCATTTTCCACCATCATATTTTGAACCTGCCCCATGTGGACTCGGGAACAGTTCCAGCACCTCGTCGCTCCCGTCGTGGATCAGGTTCGCGGGCCAGCGACCCTGCGTCCCATCCCAAGGTGTCCCTTGCGGAGTGGATAATACTTGGGAAGTTCGCCCTTTATCTTGAATGTTGCCCTTGTCTTTCCGGGCATTGACCATATCCCCATTAGCTGGAACCCTGCACCCGTCGATATTGATAGCTCCGCACCCCCACTTCTGGACGTTCGCGGCTACCGTGCCATCCAGCGGCTTGCGGGCCATGATGATGGGTTCATAGGCGGGCTTAAGGGCAGTCCCCCAACCGGCCCATTGTTTCGCCGCGTCGGTAGCGGGGGCGGTGATGTTTATCTGTTTCAATTCCTCTGGTAAACTATGCAAGAATATGCCACCATCGGAATCCTTGACGCCATTGCGCTTGCCAAATCCGGCACGAACCTTGCTGATAGTTTCTCTTTCCTTCCCCGCCGCCTTGTCAATCGCCTTGCTTACGTCTAAACTTTTAGGGAAGCCAGTTAGCCCGAGCCGTAAACCCACATGAGGCAATCGCGGATTTCCCAACCCGCATCTTCAATTGCACACGTGAGTCTATGGCTCGTCCGCGTTCCTCCAAACGCGAGTAGGTGGCATCCGGGCTTGGCGACACGCAGGGCTTCAACGGCCCATTGATAAAAGAAGTGGTCGAACCCGCGTGGGTTTGCCGCGTTTATGAAAACCGACGATTCGGTAATTGGCCCGCAATATTCCCGGAGACCCCTTAATCTCTCCCAAAACCCAGCCATCAATTCTGGGCGATTGACCCCAGGGTTTTTCATTGACTCCGCCAATGCCTCGCGCCAAATAATGAAGTCCCTTTTCTTTTTGCTTTGTAGTGGATAACGGTCCAATACTCCTACTAACCGAGCACATTCAGCGCGGGCGACAAGCTCCCATCGTTGCTTCTGGTGCGTCTTCCCGTTTAGGATTGAACTTCCAGAATAAACCTTCCCCCCAAGTCGCTCTTTGAGCATGGATAATATACCGCCGTCGTCGGCGCGAAGACTAATCTCAAATCGGCAGTAGTAATAGTCCCCGCTCGGCCTATGCTGGCGATGAATGTCAAAATTACCCTCTCCGTCTATGAACCCGGCAAGCCACATCCCAAAATCGGCTGGAATATCGAAGTCATGGAACGTATCAAATTCCTTCCCCATGAATTCAAGGCCATATGGCGGGTCGGTAACGATAGCATCCACGCTATCCGGTTCCATGCCGCGCATCACGTCAAGGCAGTCGCCATGATAGATCAAATGCGTACCATCATCCCCACAAGCGTGCCCGCCGATGCCCCGAACGCATACGCCACGAAAAGTTCACGCCTGCCCGCCGTGATGCCACGTTCTGTTACCAGAAATGGTACAAGTGTAACCAAGAACGATACACACATCGCCATAAATACTATGCCGCTTGAGACCGAGCGATACCAGAGGACGACGAGTACATCCGTACCCATGCCTAGCGCGAAGAAACCGCCAAGGCTTCTTAACCGTCGTTTCAAGTGGCGGCTCATCGGAATTCCTGGTCATGTCTTTTCCCTATTTGGCCTTTTGGGATCCAAGACAAAGCAGGCAATATGACGTCCGGTTCCTTTTCCCGGTTGGCCATCCTCAATGGCACACCATTTCACGTCTTTCAAATTGCGGATCTCGGCCCCAGCCTCAATGAACCAATGAATCCATTTGTCAATAGGAAAAACAAAGACTATCTTTTTGCCCTTTTTGTATTCTTCAAGAGCCTTCCGAACCCATTTAGTTGGACCATTAAAAGGCGGATTTACATAATTTGATTTTCCCCATTCAACAGCAAGGCCATCAAACCCTTCTGGAATCGGATAGGGACATGGATCAAAATCGAATTGAAACTCACGATTTAATTGATCCATCAAATCAAGCGGTGTTAGCCAATAATGCTTCCCGTCCTTAGCCCCATCATAGGTCATTAACTCCGCCTCTTATACCACCGCCACGCCACGACCAGACAGAACCCGAGCGCGATCAGTGTCAGTAAGTGGCGGGTCATCGGCCCTCCTGGTGGTCATGCAATGTATCCTTTAGGAAATAGGCGACATGGCGGACATCCATTTATGATCCTGCCTTCAAGATGCCCAGGGGGACAGGGTTTATTTGGGTATCGTTGAGTCCATATTTCCTCTGCGCTTGACCGAGCCGAATATTCCAAACTTTGAAGGGCGGCCTTTCTAGGCATACCCTTCTCATAATGAACAATTACATAGATCATCTCGCCGGACTTAAATTGATATAATTGCGTTATCGAATCAAAGGCGGTTTTCATTTTACCTACTTAACAATAAGGCACATTGCAACAATGGCTAATTCCCCCATGATTACATATAATAAAAATCGGATTTCACCAATTTTATCATCCAAGGATTCCTTCATCTTGTTTTTCCTTTCGCCCACCGCCACACCACGACCAGACAGAACCCGAGCGCGATCAGTGCGCCGATATTCAACGGCGAGAGCTGGAGCTTGAGCTGAAAGGCAAAAGCTATATTCAAATACTCGGGGATGATGTTCATGCCTTGCCTCTTCTTTTCTTCGTAAATTCGATAGCGGCAGTGGCGGCGGTAGCGGCAGCGGCGGCGGCACTAGCAACGGATACAGAGAGTGCCTTAATATCGGTAAAGATTTGCTGGTGATCCTGGCGGTTCTCGGCATGAAGGTTTTTAATTTCCTCTGCCAGTTCCGCCTTTTGTTTTTCTCCCGTCTCTATTCCTGTAACAATCCCGGAATGAAGAGGACAGATCTTGCCGTTCCCGTTCTTGCCGTTCTTCCGGGCGTCATAAATGAGCTTTGTCCAGGCCGCTATATTGCCGAGACCGACCCCGATTGCCGTAACTTCGCCTACTGATAGTGACATCTCATTTTCCCTTGATGGCTGAATATCCGATATAGCCGAGCGTACCAACTATTAAGCCGGACTTAACGGTTGACATGACCCGCGTCCATCGGAGTTTTCGCTCGGCAACCTTCCAGCCCTGAGTTGCCAATTGCAAAAGGCGACACTCTGCGTCGTATTTCGCTTTCCAGGACTCAGAGATGACGACCTGCGCGTTGAACTTTACGGCCCATGCGGAGATAACCTTATCTTTCTCCGCAATAATGGCTTCTGAAAGACTGAACTTCTGAGCCCACGTATTGTCCAGTTCAAGAAGCTTGGCCCGGCAATCGGCGCTTAATTTGGGCCATGTGCCCCTTATTTTGTCCAGCTCCTTATCTTTCTGACCAATGGCGTTGGTTTTTTGACCAATGATCTTGATCTTCTCGGCAATCTCCTTATCCTTTTGCCCAATGATTGTGTTCTGTTTGGCAATTAGTGCATCTTTGATTTTGGCATCGGCTTCGGCAATAGCCGCCGCCTCTTGGTAACGCCCGACGACTACGGACGCCTTATCGCGGATCCGCAAGCCGTCACAGACTGCGATGCCGAATGCGATTGCCAACGCAAGGGCAATCCAATGGATTTTTTTCATTCTGCAGTTATCCCGCTCGGTTTATCTATGCGTGTATAACTATCGTCAATTATTGGCTTATCCATTACCATCGTGACGCTTGGCCGATCCGACGGAATCTCCTTGCCGTGACCATTACCGTTGCCGTTTGGTTGGTATTCGCCCCTGCGTTGCATCAGGCGTTTGTAACCATATCCACCGAAGACGGCGACGACGGCGGCGGCAAATTCGGCATAGGGAGCCGGACGGTAGGATGAATATATGAATCCGGCCGTCAGGACCGATAAGGTGATGACAAAAGCCTCTCGAGTCCTGATTGCCATTATTCTTTGCCTTCCAGCAGGTCCCAGGCTTCCTTGACAATGCGTGGCCCGTATATCTTGCCGATCAAGTCCTTCACGAGCTTCGCGTCATCCACGTCCAACATGACGGGTTCCTTGCAGCCGTAGATGCGAGATGCCAGCGCTCCCCGTCGGTATTTCTCTTTACCATCGAGTTTTCGGTCATCGTCAGATAAGGCATCGAGTGCGACAACGGCTGCGTCCCTGAGCGTAAACGCGTCGCCCTTGCCGTCCTTGATGTCCTCCCCGCTAAGTGCCTTCAATGGAACCGAGAAATCAATCTTCATTTATCCTCCCCTGTTTGGGATACGGGTCGATTCCCTTCAAACTCGATTAGCCAGAGCAAATAGGTCTGCGCTTTGGTTAAGTCCTCAATCGGCTTCCCCTTGTAGCGATATCGAGAGATATATTTAATAATGCAAGCCTTGAGATGGCCCCGGTATTCCTCGGGCGTGAAGCTCGATTCGATGAAATCAATCGGCTCGATTACGGAGCGATCATAATGGGATACAGGCGGCTTAAACGTGGGCATCAGGTACGCTCCTGACCCCATAGAATGACGGCATTTTTAATTCCACGGCCCGCGAATATTCGGCTTGGCATCCTTCCGATACCTCCCATCCGGGCAACAAGACGATGATGTCGGAAACCTCAAGGAATGCCATGCTGATAGATTTGATGGCACCCTCGGTTATGGTGTCGCCGCCATAAGTCAGCGATAAGAAATACTGATAATCTAGGGCGGGACAATATGGCGCATAACCCTTGGCGATTAGACCGACGGCGACTTGAACCATGTCCCTAATATTCAGGAGATATTCGATAGCCGCGTTCTCCGTATCGAGTCTATTTCCATGGGGCGTCATCGGCCCCGCAATATAAGCTATTTTCACTTGGCTTTTTTCTTCCCTTTCGGCTTGATTGTCCAGACTGCGGTAACGGCCCCGTCGCCGACATCGACCAGCTTCAGCCGCAATCGTTCATGGTCAACAAGTCCTTGCGCCCTCACCCGTCCGGCAATCATCCATGGGCCGAAGATGGGACGCTTCTCCCCGTCGCTGGGCGCAACGGCAACGGGCTTGCACGGTATAAAACAATAACAACACGAGGTAGCCGTTTTCTCCATGCCGCACTCGAAACGCGGCTTGAGCCCATTCTCCAGGAATTCGGCGCGGTGTTCGCATCTAAAGCAGAGGCCGAGACCGAGCGTTTTTTCCGCTTCTTCGGCTTTCATTCAACCCCCGGAACAGGGATAAAAACATCCCCATTCTCTTGCTTTTTTATATCTTCCATGTTGGCTATCTGCCGGCGGTATGTCTCGATTTTAGCGCATTCAAAAGCACCGACGATCTCATTGAACACCCGATACGATATCCCATGCTGTGTCAGATAGACTTGACCGAGCATCGTGACAAGATAGTTCAACTCCCCGGCGCTGTCGATGCGCAGGTTCTTGACTTTCTCAAGGAAGTCCTGAAAACTCTCTCTGCGCGCGGAGACGATATAGGGCATTATGCACTTCCCCCGTGCTCTCGGCGGCCCACCCATCGCCTGTTCTTGAGAGCCGTTTCCCACCCGTATATATGGATTTTATCCATGTCTTGCTAGATTTCGAAGTGAAAAATGTCCCTAAATCCCTCGAAATAACCCCCCCACGTTCCGCCCAGCTTTTTCCAATATGCCCCGAGAATTATATAAGGCGAATCGTCCCAAACAATCTGAGCCTTGCCGTTAATGACATAGAGATCTCGGGCAAGGTGGGATTGATGGCGACTGATAATCTTCACGCCATCACACTTAGATTTACCGGCATCGAATAACGCCTTTTGCTGTTCGGCAGTTCGGTAATATCCCTCGTTTCCATGAATGAATTTAATATCATTGATGTCGGCGTAAACGGAAAGAAGCCCGAATAGGCGATTGAATTCTGCGCGGAGGAGTGTGTTAGTCATTCTATCTTGTGAAATCCAGGGGGGATTGTTTCGGCTCTCCGAAGTTTCGGTATCCAGGCAAGATCGGGATTGCCGAACATAATGGTTTGGCAATATCCGCAATAATAGGAACGTCTCATCTTGATGCCATTTTTAAGTTGGAATTCCCCCCCACAATGCACGCAGGTTTTGATGGATTCCGGATTTTGATCTTTTCCCTGCATATATTGATTATGTGCATTGACTTACTTCCTGTCAAGGGGCAAAGAACGTAAGGCCGTTTGTTTACTATTAGATAACCGTATCTTTTTCCTGGCATGGGGTATGTCGATCTGGAAATAATTCATGATGGAACTAAATCCGAAAATAGAGTTATCCGATATTCCGTCGAAAATATAGCGTTTAGCGCTTGCGTAGATTTTGTTTTGACTGTTAATTTTATCACGTTGATACTGTTTGATTTTTGTATAATTTCGCCTATTGTCTTTGGACGGGCCGTTGAGATAATCTTGAACGGCTTGGAGCGCGATGGCGACGAGTAGTTTTTCATAACCTCGACAATCTTTGTCTATTTTGTTTTTAGAGAGAGCATTTTTTATAATCACCTAGCCTTGCCTCGCCTTGCC